CAGTGCCTTTACATTCGGCAGAGATTTAGCACCGCCCCCCATTGCACGAACTACTTTGCTGGGGTCGCTCAGGATGTCTTCTTGCGACATGTAGAGGGGGAAGTAGTAGGGGCTTGCTTTCCACTCTTTCCCTACCTCTTTACTAACCCACCCTGACTCTACCGCAAGGTCAACCAGAGAGTTCATCAAGCCCCGTACATTGTCGAGAATATCTTGTATCTCAGGGTGCTTAGCCAGCCTACGCTTGGCTTCTAGGATGTCCTCATCACTAACTAGCTTCTCTCTTCCTTCCTCACCCACTCGCTTTTTGAGTTTGTTCGCTTCAGCAAGATAACGGTTTGCTAGCGTGTCGGCTTTCTTCCCCTCTGCGAACGATTGCGTCTTTGCAAGCGCCTTGAGCTTCTTGGCTTTCTCTTCCAACGTGTCAATAGTCTTCAGGGCTTCAACATCTTTTTTCTTGAGTTCTTCACCCCGCAAGGCTCGGAATATAAAACCAACGTAAGGGCGCGGGTCTTTCTCTTTTATTTTGTCAATGCTTTTGGCAATGCTGTCTGGACTGTACTTGTCATTCTTTTGGATCATCACCGTACCTGCATTGGAGTAGACAGGTACACCATCCGTTGTACCAGCAGAGATGACGTTAAAGATTTGATCGTTTGCGCTGCCGATTAGGTCTGCACGGTACTTACCATTAGAGTCAATAGTGGACTTGTCCTTAATAGCATCGGCTAATGCAGCATGGCGGTTGACGTAATTCGTCTCCAGCTTCGTCCAAGTATTGCCTTTGAAAGCGTTTATAGCTTCCTTAGCCCCGCGCTTCAGACTGCTCTCAGCTTCGGTTTCTTTGACGAGGGGAGCCTTGGAATACTGCCTTTCTTCAGCCTTGCCTGTCTTCATCTCCGTCTTGGTTTCTTTTGCTGCTTTCTTCAATACAGCATCAGCCATCACAGTGAAGTCATCGCCCTTGAGCCACTTAGCATTACCTGTGAGCCTGTTAGCAGTACGACGCAACCAAGACATAAAGCGTTTTACCACAGGCAGGTCAGGCTTGTGCTGTACCAGATAAGCAAGGGCTTCGTGCGTTACATCTTCTGCTTTCGTATCTTTAGGCACTCGATCAAAGGCCTCGGCTACGTCCTTGGCACCCTGCGCTTTCAGGTTGTCTACCTGCTTCAGAATACCTTGAAACTCCTTGTCCGACTTACCCAGCTTCTTGGCGTGTACAGCGACTTCGTGGCGCAGAAGACCATGTAGATTCTCCCCCCTACCAATGTTGTCGGCTACAAGAACGGCCCTACCCGTGCTGGGTTCAAAGAATCCCTTAGTTGCTGCATCTGTCTTTTCAGTAGCACGATCAGATACTTCGATCTGCGGGGCATTCTCTCCGTAGAGCTTCTTGAGCTCTTGGTTTATAGTTTCTTTGGTATGTGGATTGGCTACGCCTACTTCGCCTTTTGATTCGCGTATATCCGGTTTGCTTACGTCAAACGCACCCTTGTTGCCGATAGCGGATTTTATTTGGGTGGGGTAGAAAGCTACCGCTTGAATGACCTTGCCATCGCGCATCATCACAACGCCGTCATGCCCCTGCTCAATGAAATGCTTTTTCAGCACATCAGACGGGTCACGCTCACCAATCACCTTCGGGTTCTTCAGCGCCAAATAAACTGGCATGATGTTTTCGCCAGTGTCGCCATAACCTTTTCCCGGTGTGCTGCTGAACCATGAGCCTTCGCCGCCAATCGCACGACGGGTTGTGTCAAATTCAGAGAAGTCTGCGGCTGTTGTGTGATATACACGCAACGGTCTGCCTTTTTCATCAACAACTTTACTGTCCTTAAACCCCTTCCAGAAATTCTTAACGCCCTCTTCAGTCGTATGAATTGGAGCACCCGTGCTGTCAGTTGTTGGACGCTTTACTCCTTCTATTTCAATTTCTTTAGGCGTTTCACCCTTAGCCAGCAGTCTCTCCTGTTTCTTCCCCTGCATCTCTTCGATGCGTTTAATCAAATCCTCTTCCGTGGGGACTTCGCGAATCTTTTCTCTTACAGGTTTAGCTAGCGTAGGTGCTTCAACACGCTCTGCTCTCTTCGCGGCTTTCTCTGCGGCAATCAGGTCTTCTTCAAACCCACCTTGCTCCTGCACCTTACGGGCAGCTTCGGCTCTGGCTATCTCGGCAGTCTGTTCGGCCTCGACTCTGCGTTGTACATCTTTGGCTTGAATTTGTTGTGACTGTTGTTTCTTCAAGTTCCCAAAGACTTGCTCTGCGGCACGCTGCCGGGTTTTGTACTGTGCTAGAAGAGCGGGGTTGGGTTTAGGCTTCGCTTGCTCTGTCTTGATGAGGTCATTGACCTCTCGCAGTGTACCTTGTACGGCAGTGATTCTTTCTGCCAATACATCTTTAGGCTTCTCTACGGATACGGGCGCTTTGACTTCTTGGGCTTTCGGGATTTCATTACTCTGTACTACCTGTTCTGGTTTGAATGCTACATACGTATCCCCACCACCCTCTACACGGTTATCATAAACAAGTCCGTCATAGCCTTGGTCTTCTAAAGTCTTACGTATCCTGCTAAGTTCTTTAGCATTGTTGCTTTCGTAAATATTAGTCGCTTCTTCGCCTTGAACACCTTCCATGATCCTGTCATAAAAAGCATCATTCACATAATTTTTAGGAAGGATACCTTGTTTAACAAAATCTTTAGCTACTTCCGTAGCATTGGAATGCGACCCTCCAAAGTCTTTTACTCGCAAAGGATTCTTAATATCTAAGAACACTTTATGCACATTGCTACCTTCATCGAAGGATTCTGCAAATTTAGAGGCTATCTCTGGATCAGAGGTAAAGTGTGTCCCTAAACCTTCTTTATCAAAAGCTTCGATGATATCCCCAGTACCGTGATACATCGGTTTGGGTTTACCTTGTTCATCAACTACTTTAGTGCTCTGTAGGGGTTCTACCTTTCTTACGGCATTAACAACTCTATCAGCTACTTTATTGAAAGACTTGGCAGAATCGACTTTAGTACCGTCTAGGGTGTATAGCTTTTCGTATAGAGAGTCTCCGAGATTCTTGCGAAGAGCAGGTTCTGTAACGGGTTCACCCCCAATAGAACTTCTCCACCGCATTGCGCCAGTGTTGTCAGGAGACATAGACCAGAACTTTTCTTTGCCTTCTGGTGTTTTCATACGAAGAGCTATTGACCCTCCTTGCCCTGAATTTACAACACCTACGATCTTTGTTCCACTAGGTAGCGCGTAATCTGTGTCATGGTGTATAGCGCCAAATGTATCTTGCCATGAAGCCTTGTCTTTCGGTGCTTCCGGGTTTTCGCGCCAATAATCAGGCCGGTCTACGGTTTCGATTTCTTGGATTTCTGGGACTTTAACCGCCCCACTTTCTTGTCCGCTGCTACGAACTCCTTGGCTACTGATTGTTTGATCCCTACCTTCTTGGCGAATTTCGGGTTGTGCGATGCTGCCTGCATCAATCTCTGCTGGCTTTTGGATACCGTTGGCACTCTGTACCTCCTCCATTTTGGTTCTGAGCGCAGCTTCTCCCTCAGCAGGGAACGCAGCTGATGTTTTGTATAGTATGGCGTCTATCTTGGGGTGATCTTCGGCCTTGTTTACGTCCAGACCTCGCAGCTGCCTACGCAGGCCGGAGCGATTATTCAATCCCAAGATGTCTGCAGGATTTGTTACTTCCGGTACTCCCGGCTCTCTTCCTCTTACAAAAGGCTCTGGGATTTCGTCGGTTTCTGGTGCTGCTTGTACTTCAACGGCACCCATCTCAGGGGCAACAGGGGGATTAGCACTAACAGGTGCAACAGGAGGAAGCTGTTCTTCAACAGCAAGAGGAGGTTCCGTAGGAGCGACATTCTCTTGTCCTCTTATAGTGGGATCAGGCACGCCGATGCCCGCCTGTCTTTCTAACTCTGCATCGGCTTCGGCTTGTTTCTGTACTTCTACTGCCGCTGCTTCTTCTGCATCTTGCCGTTCAGCGGCAATTCGAGCCGCTTGGTCTTCTTGCCTTTTCGCTAACTCTACTTCTTCTATGGTGCCTTGTTTAGCCGCATGAACACCGAAAGCACCGGGAATACCTAGCAAGCCGCCCGGAGCAGATTTGATAGCGATGTCTTCATATTCAGCAAGAGCATCAGGCGTGTCCAGAGCCTGACCAGACGCAGCGCGTTCTGCTGCGCGAGAGATGACTTCGGAGATTACTACTTCACCTGTATTGATCCCCGTCTCTTTGAGGATATTCTTCATCATGCCACCAGCATATTGCTTGGCAGCGTCGGCACCTTCTTTCTCAGTAATCTCAGCTATCTTAGCTAGAACGTCGGGTTTACCAAACGCCTTAGTGACATACTTGAGTGGGCCTAACAAGGAGTTCTGTACAATGCCGGAACCGACCGCATACGGGAGCGCTTTTTCTACATCGGGAGCTTGCCCCATACGCTCTTGTTCAGCTAGCTGACCACCCAATTCCTGAGCAGCAAAGGCACCTATACGAGTGGCAGCACCGCCCGGTAGAGCCAAAGCAGGGAGCGCGGCTCCCATAGAACCTACAAAGCCAGCAACAGGCTCGCCCACATACTTACGGAATTGCCCTTCAATGCCCATTGCCTTGGCTTCTTCAGGAGTAAGCTCTTGATAGGCTTCCTCGCCCATCTTCTGCCATTCTTTGCCTTTGCCAGTAAGGTATTCACCCGCTTGACGGGCTAGCGGACTCTCTAGTTTCTCCCCCGCATACGCGCCTAATCCGCCTAGACCTGTCAGCGCTGATCCAATACCTGCTTCAAAAGAACTCTTAGCCGCTGCGCCATAGCCCCTATTGCTCGCCTCTTCTGGCTGTTCACCAAACGCATCAGGGGCATGTTGTTTCATACCCTCTAATACTTGCTCATCTGCATAACTAAATGGAGCATCGACATAGGAGCCATCAGGCAGGGCTACCTGCTTCAAAGGTTCGGCATCAATCCCATTGGCCTTCAGCGCAGCGGCGAGATCAGCTAACGAAGACCCTTTCGCTACATCAACAGATGTACCATCAGACAACTTGACGATATCGAAGGGGGACTCTTGGGGTTGGGCTTGTTCTTGCGCGGCTACAGGGTAGCTTCTATTTGCCGCGCCAGCGTATTGTTCCCGCTTGGCTAGAATCTTCTGTACATAATCACGGGTTTCTGCAGGAGCATGACGTTCCCAGTCAGGTAGAGCGTAAGACTTTCTATGTTCACCCCAGTTATACGCGGCAAGGACTTTACGCTCATCCCCACCAAAGCGTTGTAGCAAATCAGCGTTGTAAGCAATCTGTGCGTCGATAGCGGAGTTAGGATCAAACGGAGAACCCCGCCCGTACTTGTTCCATGTTCCCGGCATAAACTGCGTAAGCCCTTGCGCCCCTGCATGGGATACGGCTTTGGGATTAAACGAGCTCTCCGCCCATATCTGCGCTTTAATAAGGTTAGGGTCTTGCCCTGCAGCGACAGCTTTCTGATAGATAAGTTCATCATAAGGAGTGCGGGGACCCCCTAATTTGGCTTCTCCCCGTGCTACGGGAGCATACCCCCCACCCTGCGGAACATTTGCCCTTTGGGGAGCCACATAGGGCTCTGGCATGTACTGGGCTAGCTCTTCCTCTGTCAGACCCCCTTCAGGTCCGTACAAACTGTTGAGTACATCATCCAGAGTGGGTTCGTAAGCCATGCGCTAGCCCTAGTAGAATTGAGATGCAGCTATTATAGCGGGTTTACTGATATGCAGTGAATCCACGAGTGGGGTCATACATCCCTCTCGACGTTCTTGGACCTACAACAAGATCAGGGGTAACGCCCATAGGTGTTTCATTTAACAACTGCTGATAGTATTTAGCAATCAATCTGTTTTTTAGATTTTCATCTGGCTGTTTGCCAATGATCTGTTGTTCGTAGTCTTTCATGCCTAGTTCAACAGCCTTAGCTTCTATCTGTTTCCTTTGATACGCATTCATCTCACCAGCACTTCTATTAGCGATGTCAACGTCCTTATTCCGCATAGACGCCCCTGCGCCGATGTTAGCCTTTTGCAGTCCATACTCTCCGGTTTGCTTTCCTACAATCAACTTATTCTGCAGTTCTTGTTGTCCTTTTCTACTCGCAGCTTGCTGTTCAAGGAATAGCTTCGTAGCCTCTGCATGCCTCTTACTGGGAGACTCTGCGATCTCTCTACGCAGTTTGTTTATCTCATCTTGCCTTGCAGCGGCAGCTTTCTGTTCACTCATCATTCCCTGAGCACCTGCCATCAGACCAGCACCCCAGCGAGCCGCACCTGTACCGTAAGTGCCTAGCCCCATACCCAGAGCGTTTGCCAGTACCGCCATGATTCCGACATTGCCTGCATGAGCGTTTTCTTTCTCCATCTCACCCTTGATACGCATCGCCTCAGAGGTGTCGGTTTGCAGGTACTTTTCTAATGCCGCGATTTGCTGGTCTGCAGTGAGCTTGCTTTCTACTATTTGTTGTGCTATAGCACGTTGTTCTGGGGCTTGTGCTGGAGTTGAAGGCTGGCTAAATTCCGCTTCTACCTCCCTCCCTGCTTGCTCGGCCACTTTTTTCCTTTCTTCTTCAGCCGGAATAGGCTCAAGCCCCGGAGTACCCATCTGCGGAGCAGGGGTTGAAGCAAGACGAACAGGGTTAGCAGAAGGCACAGAGACAGGGGCTTTCCTTGCCGTAGCAGGCTTTTCCATCGCCGCAACTTCTGCGGCTTTTGCGGCTCCTTTCTCCGCAACGGCTTCTTTCTGCTTTCTATCTTCGCCAGATATGGTCGGTTCGTAGGTTACAGAAGGCATAGGAGCACCAGATTCCATTGCTGCAGCATAGGCGGCAGGGAGTCCTTCAAGCCGTTGTGTTTCCTTTCTATCTGCGAGCAATTCAGACACTTTATCAGTGTAAGGAGCCAGCCGTTCACCCCATCGCTGCCCTGCTTCTTTAGCTTTACCTACAATTTTTTGCCCTAAATAATTGTTAACTTTAGCTGTTTCTCCGGGGAGCGACTTAACGAAGTCTAGTCCTTTCTCGTAACCTGCGATAGCGGCATCAGGTATGGCTTCTTCAACTACCCCCTGTGCTTCTAGCTTATCTATATTAGGCATATCTTCCCAGAAGGCATCTTCGTCTTCTGCGGTGTCATCAACAATAGTAGGTTCTACACTTTCACCAAGGGTTCTCCGAGGATACTGATGTAACTTAACTTCTTCCCCTTGTGAATAGCCATATATAGGCACATCATCTTCGCCCGCGTAGCCCATCGGGAGCATGGAGGCTAGACCACCTTCGGCGTAAGAACCACCGCCGTCTACATCATAAACGGGACCACCATCGGCAAAAGCAACAAGCCCACCGGCAGCATACTGCTGAGCCATCTGTTCAAGACCCGGCTGAGCCAAACCCATTTCCGGTTGTTGTTGGGGCCATTGGTAGTATTGATTCATAACAGTACCCTGTGGAGGTGGAGGGGTTTGCATTTTGGTACGTAGGCTTCCTTCTACACCATCTAACCGTTGTGCTAACAAGGCAGCGACGGGGTTATTGGCAGCGGCTGTCTGCCGCTGCTGGGGTGTAATAGGCTGCTGAAGCGCCCGCTCTATTTCATATACGTTGGCTGTTTTCATGTTGATGTAGCAGGAGGTTGACCGGGCATACGAGAACCACCGATAACGCCTTGGTTAAAGGCGGCGTCCCTATCATAAGCACTCTGATTCAGCTGTTGTGTCCAGTTGGCGATGTTAGCAAAATTACCAAATTGGCTCTGCTGCCATGCCGCGTTCTGATTGCCGATAGCCCCAAGTCCTTGACCCATGTTGCCCATCGCATTGTAAGCGTTGATGTTCTGAGCATTGCCTTGTAGCCCCGCTTGTTGGTTTGCCATACCCGCTTGAAGAGCATTTTGTGCGTTGGCTAGGTTGGTTTGAGTGCCTAATTGAGCATTTTGTAGAGAAGCCTGAGTCCCCAACTGAGCGTTCTGCAAGCCGACTTGGTTAGCTAGATTGGCATTCAAAGACCCTACACCAAACTGAGTTTGCTGGTTTGCCAATGCTGCTTGAAGCGCCGCTTGGATGTTGGTAATCTGCATCGCCTGTTCGTTAGCAGCGTTGAATTGCCCCGTGCTAAGCGCTGTTTGTTGGTTTGCCCTAGCCGCTTCAAGCGCTGCCTGCATGTTAGCCAACTGCATAGCCTGCTGGTTAGAGGCGTTGTACTGCCCTGTATTAAACGCAGTTTGTTGGTTAGCTAGCTGAGATTGCAAGTTAGTGGCTTGGTTTCTCTCTTGAGCAGTCATCCCCGCCTGTTGGTTCGCCAACTGCGCTTGTATCGCCGCCTGCAGATTTTGCTGCCCTGTAGTGAGTCCAGCCTGCTGATTGCCTTGAGCAGCGGAGAGTGCGGCCTGTTGATTAGCTAATTGCGACTGCAGGTTAGTCGCCTGATTTCTCTCTTGTGCCGTCATATAAGCACTTTGGTTGGCTAGCTGCTTTTGCATTTCAGCCTGCAGATTTTGTTGCTCCGTTGTCATCCCTGCCTGTTGATTGGCAAGTTGCGCTTGAAGTCGCTGCGCGGCACTTTCGGACTGAACTCCTAAACGCGCTTGAAGGTTCTGTTGTTCCGTGGTCAATCCAGCCTGTTGATTAGCCAACTGCGCCTGCATGCTTTGCTGTTTCTGAAGTGACTCAGCATCAATCAAGGCTTTAAGGTTGGTCTGCCCCGTAGCGAGTCCTGACTGCTGATTAGCGAGCGCTGCCTGTAACATATTGCTCGCTTCGGAAGCTTGTACACCCAGTTTGGCCTGAAGATTCTGTACTTCAGTCTGGTAGTCCATACCCTGATTAGCAAGCGCTGCTTGCAGCGCTTGCTGTGAAGACTGGCTCTGAGTGCTCAGCAAAGACTGCAGATTCTGAATGTTAGCCTGCTGCCCAAGAGCGGATTCAGAGCCATATTGAGACATACCCGACATGTAGGCATCGCTCAACCCCTTTGTCTGGATATCTTGAAGTTGTTGATTGTAATTACGCTGCGCTTCAGAACGCTCTAACGCTTGTCGGGCTCCACCAAAAGCCCCCGATGACATAGCCTTAGCATTCAGAGCATTCTGTTGTTTAAGGTAGTCACGCTCTGCTTCACGCTTGGAGATATCTACAACCCCTTGAATGTAGGGATTCATGTACTTCTGAGAGACGCCCGCATCGGTCCACGACCCCGGCCCCTGCATTTGGTAGCCTGTGAGGTCTTTGGTGGTCACTCCCTGCGGCCCGCGCATCTGATACTGCTGCATTTTTTGGGCGACTACATCAGCAGGCTGCTGCATTTGATAACGCGCTACGTTTTCTGCAGTGACATCCTTCGGCCCTTGCATTTGATAGTAGTTCATATCAGCGGCAGTGACCTGCTGTGGCCCTGCCATACGCGATCCGGCAATTTCCCTAGAAGCGATCTGTTGTGCTTGTGTCCGCTCCGCGTTGACATCAGAAGGCGCTGTCATCTGGGCACCAGCAACGCGCTCAGCATTCATACGGGCGGCGGCAACGTCTTGTACTCGACCCATCTGAGAGGCTATACCCCTCTCCGCTGCTATATCTGATACTGGCCCCATTCTAGCGGCTGTACCACGTTCCGCATTTATGTTCGCTATCTGCCCCATTTGAGCAGCTGATGCTTGCTGCGCCGAACCTTGTTGAGCAGATGCCTGCTGTGCAGCGACCTGTTGAGGAGTGTACCCTGCTAATCCTTGAAGCCCTTGTGCGGCTGTACTAAACATACCCCCTGCTTGTCCCCATTCGGAAGGAGCTTGCATTTGGTTAGCGTAATTAAGAGCATTGTTGATCCAAGGATTAGTGTATTCTGGTGGAGCAAGCGGGTTATTAGGGTCAATTTTAACGCCCGGTGTCCTACCAAACTGCCCCATCTCACTGACTACGTTGGGTGTGGGTTCTTTGGTTTCTTCTGTAGTTCCCTGTCCTTTATTAAACGCCGTACTCATCCGAGTAGCCGCGTTAGCGACACCTTTGTTCGTCGGAGCTATAGTACCTGCAGTAGAATAGGGGGATACATCGCGCCCCGTAAGCCCTTCAATCTTATTGAGCCTATCTTGCTGCGCCTGCGTAGGCGTCTTGCCTGACTCCATTAGCTTACCCATCTGCTGAACAAATGTCGCTTGGTCTTGATTCAGACCGGGTTTAGCCTTTTCTGCTTTGGGTTCTGCAGTCTTCTTTGTCTGTTTACCGTTTTTGTAGCCCTTGAGTTGCATGATGCCACCCGCTGCTTTATTTTGGGTTTTGGCCGGCATCTGCGGATTGGGCATGAGAGGATTCGGTGTTCCTCTGCCGCGATAGGTATTGATATGGTCTAGGACTTGCTGCGGTGTAGCACCCTTGGGCATACCAGCAAACTGTCGCAGGGCTTCTGGGTCGTTGTTCACCACACCTTTATACAGCTTGCGCTTCTCCATCGTGTCTTTGAGCAATGGAGTGTAATACTGCATCTGCAATCCCTGCATCTGCTGCTTCAGCGCGAAGTTAGCCCAATCCAGCGCGTTCGGATTATAGGCTTGGATGGATTGAGTTTCTGTAGGGATAGCTGGTTGACCCATGATTAGCCTCTTAACAAAAAATTAGAGCTCGAAAGTAACAATACGGCATTTTTCATTGAACCCATAGCGCCTCCATAATCTTGCTATAGATTCCCTTGCAGCGCCTTCTATGCACATGGCTCCGTGTGTTCGTAATATATCAGTTAGCTGCCTAAAAGTATCCTTATTTGATATAAGCTTTCCGCCAATGGCTACTATATGGGCTATACGCGTCCTTGGTCTATTGTAGTATTGCACTACGGCGCATCCATGCACATTATCCTCTTCATCAGCAGCGACCAAAAGCTGCCATTCCCCTGTACTCACAAAAACGCGCAATTCATCTGTGGTGAAGTCCCCCTGTGAATAGTGCAAAGCATCATCTATATATTTTTTTACATGCTCAAAAATAGTGGGTACATAGGCCACAGGTACTATCTGCACAGACAACATTATCTTGCACTCCTCTGTACTCTTTCTTGCATACGTTGTTCAGCTAGGCTACCGGCACGTTGCTGAGGTTTTACTCCTTCCGGGGGACCATTCTGAATGTAATGATTGAAGGCTTGCTCCAGAAACTTAGCCCCTGCTTTGGAAGACCCGTTACCGATAGCACTCACAACGTCGGCAGGGACGACATACTGCCCCTCGCGCATAGAAATCCCACCGCCTTTAAGCGTAGTCAGTCCACCTTCAGCAAAGCCAGCAAAAGGATTAGCAAAGGGATTACCCATGCCCTGCTCTTGTTCTTCAGTATCGTAGCGAGATTTGGGCCTGCCTCCGCCGCCACTACGGGGAGCCATTTGCGGTTTTTCTGAGAGCACTTCGCTCGCGCCTTCTTTCAAGGCTTCTTTACCTAGGAAACTACCTGCCTGTGATGCCAAAGAGGGAGTAGCTCCCATAAACACACTGCCTGTTGTTGGGAGCGCTGCAGAAGCCATGCCTCCCCCTGCTGTGGGTGCTGTAACCACACCACCAGCAATACCTGTACCGGAAGAAGCAGGGACTGCACCGGCTAAGGCTCCCGGCGAAAATCCTGCTAACGCACCCTGCGCTCCCGTTGCAGAAGCGGCTCCTGAAAGTGCCGCGCTAGGCGTTGCCGCTCCAGCCGCTGCGCCTGACCCTCCCATCAAGCTTCCAATACCCCCAGTAACGGCTCCAATGGGAGCGCCTATAGCCGTACCTGCCCCTGCGCCTAATGCTGCACCTGTTGCCCCCGCAGTAGATGCCGCTGCTCCTGCTGAACCTAATCCTGCGGCGGTCAAACCACTACCAAGAAGTCCAGAAAGCCCGGCGGCTGCGCCAGAAATCGCCCCGCCCGCTGCACCTAATCCTGCTGCAGTAAGCCCCGCGCCAATAGCTGATCCAACAGAACCTAGAATAATAAATGCCATGTTAACCCTCTATCAGTCCTGCGTTGTATTCATCCATTGATCGGCAAGTGAGCAACTTCTCAATCACTTCTATATCAGTCTCTTGGCAAGCATGGACAGTCAACCATTCCACTTCGGTATGCGCGTAGATCGCCCTTTGTACACCTGCGGGTGTGATGAAGACATTGGGAGCAAAGACATCTCGCTTTTCCCCATCTTCTCCGACAACTGTGGCAATGCCTTTGAGAGCTACAGTGATATGAGGAACTTTATGAACCGCTGATATAATTGTGGCACCGGCAGGGACATTCGTCCTGCGCCCATAGAGCAGACCGGGAACAATGAAATGCTCAGTGTCGCCCTTGATTTCTACCTGATCTCCAGACGCGATTGCGTCTGCCATAGCCTGTTGAAGATCAGCGATTTCGGGTTTTACTTTCTCTACTGCGTTCATTAGTCCAGCATATCCAGTACGACTTCTTTGCCAGCATCCTGTTTAACTTGTTTATCCGTTCCGTATGCTGCCATTCTAACACGTTTGAGCATATTATCTAAAGCTTCAACACCAAACATGTCTACGATAGCCTTGGGAATAATGACCTCTCCATCGGCTACACGAATCTCTTCTTCCCCCTCAAGAACCGCCTCCACGTCATCGGACATTCCGTCCCCGTCACCCTCTACAAACCCACCATCTTCATAGCCTTTTACGACCTCATGACGTTGTGGAGCGGCAGCGGCATAAGGCTTGGCCTTATCAATCATCGACTGTGGGTAATGCTCTTGTGGGTTAAAAGGAGTCATGTTTATGTACCCACCCTGCGCGTGACCTGTTGGGTTAGTCATACCTAGCGCGGCGATACCTCCTGCTTTTTTCAATTCATCTATGTATCTTTCAGGGATAGTGACCTGTGTAGGAAGCCCAAATTCTGTCGCGTAACCTACAGCCCCGCCTCCTGCATACCCAGTACCACGAGTGGTGAAAGAGTAAGACCGCATGAGATTGAAAGGATCAAGCCCTGCATCGGCAAATAACCGCATCTGCCTTTCTTTTTGTTTTTTTGCCAGTTCATCTGCTCCGAAGTTTTGCTCAAGCGCAGACTGCATACCACCAGCCAGCATTAAGGGTTGCCCGTGTTCAGAGAGGAAGTTCTTGAAACCGCCTTTGTTTGTGACATTGGTATCCCATGCGCGGCCAAGATTGCTGAGATATCTGTCACCAAAACCTGCGGACTGCGCCTTTTCTGGCCCCTCGTAGAACAAATCATCCATTGTCTGTTCTGCTGTTCTCGGCTGTTGCCCCAATATATTCTCAGCTTCCAACCCACCATAAAGGCCTGTTGCGGCTCCAGTCAATCCCGCTGCTTTAGCGGCGTCCCCTACATTACCTCCTGTCAAACCGGCAGTGGCAGCAGCAGTGGCGGCGTTTGTACCTGCGCCTACCAGACTCGAAAGACCCAAACCTAAAGGCTCTGCCCACCAGTCCCCTGCATCTAACACTTCTTCTGCAGCATCCTTGACAGCAGCGCTATTAACTAGGCCAATCGTATTCCCCATCAGGCCAGAGATAATGCTGCTCCAATTAAACGCTTCAGGCAGGCCCGTGTCAGGATTCACCGTAGGTTCGGAACCAAGTAGAGCAGAGAGTCCAGCCACTTCTTGAGGATTCACGTGCATGAGCATCGTGTCTCCGTTACGTCCCAGAGAGGCTAGACCATTGGCAGTTGAGTTGAATCTTGGCATGAGTATTCTCTTTTACGGTACGATTTTCAGTGTGTTGTCATCAGCGGTGTCGCGCCAGACGGTGCCATGTGGAGAGCCGGTAATGACTCGTCCTGTGCCTGTGCCTGTGCCTGTGGCATTCGCTTTGAATGTAGTGCCTAGGTTATTGTCGGCGGCTCCGACCAATGTGAAGTCTGTAGTGCCCACTGTGACAATCGTGTAGAACAAATCTATCTGCAGAGCAGTAGCCGCTATGGGTGTAGGAGGAGCCGCAGAGAACGCATTACCGTCTGAATTGAAATTGGCTACGACTAACGAGGTACACCGCACGTCGCCCGGATTGCCTACCTGTTCTATGAAGTAGTTGACCAAACGCACTAAGTTGTTCTGGAACTGAATGTCATACTCTAGCGGAGCTAGAGGCAGAACCGGAGGAGGGGGGATGTTGCCTGTTTTACTCATTACCAATATTTTTCTTCTAGCTCTTTACGCGCGATTATAGCTTGTTCTATCGATTTATAACATTTTGAATAGTACGCTTTGTTTTTTACAGTGACTTTAGCCATAAACGTGCCATCTTTATTTTGGCGTACCCCTATATACCCTGTTTTATTGCGTTTAGATATACGTATTTCTCTAGCTTGTATTGTAGGAGACGCCCACTTACAATTTTCTTTTGTGTAATTGCCATACGGGTCTATCCTATGCAAAGTCTGATCACCTTCTGGCTCACCCATATCTTCTGCGAAACTAAGATAGTCATGCCATGATGGTTGAACATCCACAACAACAGCGCCATATTTTGGAAAATCCTTATCTTTCTGGTTATAGCATCTGCGCATCATGCCGCGCCATGTGTTGTAAGAACTCTTTTTATATCCGCCATGCTTAGTTATACGCTCTTTGAGATAGCACCCGCAAGAGACAGTGTTCCCTGTAGTTAGCGCCCCACCTGTTAGCACAACAGCATTACCGCATTCGCAAAGGCACTCCCAACGTCGCTGCTTATGTGCATTATGTCCATGAAAACGAAGCACTGTAAGTCTTCCATACACCATCCCGACTCTATCAAATTTCTTAGGCATTTCAAAACTCCTAGATGTGAGGAGCTTCATTTTATAGATATTAGCCCAGATGCGCAAGGTCAGCGTCTGCCATCAAGTCTGAGGTCGAGTCTAGGTACACCCATCTGCCACTTTATGCCTAGCGCATCACTACTGATCTTAAACGCCACCTGCCGTCCTCTGAGGCGTATCCATTCCTGATGAGTGTAATCATACACTTGCAGAGACACTTTGTTACTAGCCACTACTTCGCTATCCGCTGAAATAAATGATCCCTGACCCGGAAAATTCCTTACAGAGACAGTCATCGTAACGGAAGGGCTATTCACCTGTGACCCAATGAAATCGACATCGGGAATGATGCGTTTGATGAAGGAGAAGTGGTCGCCCTCACCAATGTCAAAGTCAGATGATTCAATGTAAGAAGGTATGGGGGTTGGAGGATTCGTCGTAGTGTCGTCTACCCCAGTCTCATGCAGATACAAAATGCCGTTGTTAGTCGCTACAGGGTAGGCACGGATGTGAGAGTCAAACCAAGCCGTGCGCGGCAGTTGTCCGTAGTACCAGACTTTTTCCAAGTAGTTGTAGACTACATAGCGGTCATTTGTCGGAAAATCAGAATCAGCAGTCCCCGCCGAGGGGTAGAACCACCAGACTTCGTTAAACTTCTCGTTAGTCCCGGCATAGACCTGATCTAGCTGATTTTCGTTGATATCATCAAACACATACTGGCGCAGCGTACAGGGGAGCGTGTCTACCCGACCAGAATACACATAGAACTTATCAATGCCCATCCAATAGGTGATGTTACTTGCCGTGGCTACAGCATTCGGCCCTGCTAGGTTGATTTCGTTAGAAATCGTGTTGAACCCAAAGGTGTAGGGAGGGCCAAGGTAGCGCATGGAGTAGAGAGCGCTATCACTCCAAAGAAGGATTTCCTGCCTTGTTTTCTCTGCGGTAATCAGCTTGGACCCATAAGCCATACGCTGAAAGCCTGCCGTGTTAATCGGAGTCGGTTCCCAAATCAACGGGTCTTCCTGTTCGCACCAGCGAAGCAATAACGGGTCTTGTGCACTGGGTTCTGTAGCTGTTGGGTCATTGGTGCCTAGCACCACGATATGCCGTTCTTCAGAAACAAAGACATGCGCTCCCACCACAGGTGCCCAAGTGTCCGCAGCAAAACCGACGCTAGCGATGTTAACACCACGCTCGTCTATGGCCCCTGTGGAGGTTAACCCAGTGCTTGCAGTCCAGTAATACACACCACCATTACGAATGTTGTACACCAAATCCTGACCAAACGAATCAGAACTCCAAAGCTGCATGGGTATATTGACCCCGAAGGCAGCAGACGTACTCCACCCTCGAACCGGATTGCCCGCGCTGGGTGTTGTGCTTTGGTAGTTGATCTGACGAACCATCGTCCCATTAGCATGGTAGGTTGCCGTACTAGAAGTCGCTCCGCGTGTGCATCCCGTTAGATCGTTAGTGCTCTTGCCCGCATACTGAATGATTTCCGACTCAATGATGATGTACCCAGAGGAAGGAAACGTAGAGGCATCGACAAGCGTTATGGTCGTTTCGGAGTCGTCTAACTCTTCATTCAGAGCGCCTAGCCCAGCGGCGTAGGTCATTGAGTTCCAAATACCCGAACCCCACCCTGTACCCTGTGTAGCAAACGCCGCACCTGTGTCAATCTCAAAAGCAGCCGTAATGCTAGCACCGCCTTGTCCGGTCAAAGCTGAGGTCGAATAGACCCCTACATCAATCGCTACGTAGTTAGACGAAACCGCCTTAATCTGAAAGTTGCCGTTGAGATTGTCTACCGTGTAGGGACCGAACGCTGTCGCCGCCGCTATCGTAACGAAGTTATCTATCTGAGAGTTATTGGCGGTAGAAGCAAGCATTATCCAACGTGAAGTAACCGCTGCACCTGTGTTGTGTGCTGCTGCTGTAGTCCCATTGTACCCACGTACACAGCCGGTTAAGGTGTTAGTGCTGACACTCTGAACATAGATATCCTCTGACCCAATACGAATAACAAGGGGAAAGGCTCTACTGAATGACGTACCGGAAGTGAGAATGATGTCTGTGGCAGTGGCTGAAATGTTCCCATTAAGCGTTGAGTAGATGGTGTCAAAAGAGACTGTACCCGCTGCAAAGGACTTCTCTATGGGAGTGATATCGTAGAACTCTTGGTTCGAGTCAATGTAGTATTTGAGGTTTGTCCCCATACCCAGCAGAGTGAAAGACACGCCAGAACTCGCTAGAGATTCCCACTCCGTCAGATCACGACAAGCCCCTAGATAAATATCCGTCGCAGCAAAAGACCAACCCCCTATATTCTCAGGCTGGCCAGAGCGAAACCTAATCTTATCGCAAGCGTAAAACCCACCCTCATTAGCAAGAGATGTGCTTTCTCTGTTAACTCCGGGGCGTAGTTGTATTTTTTGGAGGGGCATTTTATTCCTCCTCTTTGTCTTGCTCTGGGACTAATCGACCATATTCATCACATAAGGTATTGCCGTGCATGTTATTATCGTTGCGCTCGGCCATCACAACCCAATTTACTTCGTCGGTAGAGTCTGCCTCTTCTGCGTAAATAGTGAACTGCCCATTAACAACAGCGCTGGCTCTAATCCGCCCAAACCCTGAAGCATTATTAAGTCCAACCACTTCCACATTTTGCGTTAAAGCGACAAATGTCCCTGCAGTCATACGGGATTCGCTATCTAAGTTAACCGTTGCTTGCCCCGCTGCTAACTTTACCTTTCCACGATACAACAAATCGTTTCTAGGAGCTTCCACGGCTACATGGTAGAGCTTTTTATCTTCCAATACAGGATGGTCAATGCAGAAAGGTTTTGTTCCAGTTGCTGAAAGATTGCCCGTTACAGATAAGTTGCCTACAAAGAGATGAGCACCTGCTGTAGTTAGATTATATCTGACAACAGGACCGGAATTGTTTGTTTGGACAATAACAAAAGGAGAATAGTTGCTTCCCGTAGCATTTCTGTATGCCGCTACACCGGGAAAATAGTTGCCTGAGCCATCAGTAAAAACACCAGAGATATATTGATTTGTTGTGAAGTTAGAGGAAATAGCCAAATTTCCCGTCATTGTATCGCCAGATATAGACACAGCAAGGGCATTTATTTGTGCATCAACATATCCACCATTAACAAACCCGGTATCATTAGAAAACTGACTTAGCTTAGTAGGAGCACCGCTAACCTGCCCATAAGAGACACTAGAAAGATAGCCGGGGCCGTTTGTGAAAGAACTTAAATCAGTCGGTCTACCCGATACACTGGTCCAAGCAACAGAACTCGCAGTAGCGGCATTACCTAGAATACTGATGTTCCAAGCTCCCCCAGAGGCATTTGAACCGTTGGCATTGCACTTGTTGTCGAAGGTATACCAATCCGTAGCGAGCAGATAACCGTTAGCGGAGCTTGTAGCAGGAGGCATGGAAAGATTAACAGCGGTAGACCCCGTAACTGCCAGAGGAGCCGTAGCCGTAACAGAAGTGACCGTACCACCGCCGACAACAGAGATAGTTAGATCATTTCCTAGGGTGCCGAAGCTAGTTCCGTTGATCTGAATACCAGTGCCTGCATAAACAGTAGTGGATTTCAAAGCAAAAGTGTTGCTTGCACTGCCAATCGCCGCGTTAACGCTGTCGTCCACATACTGCTTCGTGCTGGCCTGCATATTAGACACAGGGGCATTGGCCAAAGTCAGCGTAGCCGCACCGCTCAAAGACACGCTGCCGGAGAAAGTCTTCGCTCCACTGATAGTCTGGACGTTGGATATGCCTACAAAATTAGCGTCTACATAGGCTTTGTGTACGGCATCAGCAGGATCGGTTGGAGTGTAGTTCAGCCGCAAGAAAGGATTCATGATCTGGCTTGTTACACCAGCTGCTTTCCACAGGTAGTTTGCGTTGACGTAATTGTACGAAGTCGCTTGGTTGCCCGTGGGAGTTGCAGTGGGGAGCGCTACCGTACCTGTGAATGAGGTGTTGCCCGTGACCGTGTTGTTATCCGCAAGGCTGAAGAATTTGTTGTCTACGTAGCCTTTGTTAACAGCATGCACTGCTGTAGTCGGAGTGCCGGTCAGCGTAAGCAGATCAAGCGCAGTAAAGGCTTCTTGGAAATCCGTACCATTATAGATAACAGTCTTCGCTGTATTAGCCGGTATCGTTACGCCCGTAGTAGACGCCAATTTGATGGTGACAGAATAGGAGAGGGACTTATTTATGACCGTATACAGCTTGCCCGATGTAGAAGTGACGGCACTTGCAGGGACGATAATGGTGGAGTTAGCACTGATCGTAATCGCCGGGACCACTAGACACATCTGCCTAGACTGGTCGTTTGCGCCGTTGAATGCACTTAGCGTAAGGGAGTTAGAAGCCCATCCAGAACTCAGTTCAACGCGCCCCGCGATTGAACTTTCCAGCAACGTGCCTAGATTGGTGTTGGTGGTGTTGCCCCACGTATTGGCCTGCTCACCCGAGGCGATGAGTTCAAGACGAAGATTGGAACTGTATGTACTCGGCATTGTTTTTTACCTTTATGTCGGAATGTTGGTCCAATTACTGTTCTGTGTCGTCGTAATTGAGTTCCACGGAGAGGCTGGATATTTACCCGTTGATGGCAGATTATACCCTATTCCTCCTAAAACAAAGAGTGTGTCGCCCACCACATAGCCTGAACCGGCATTGGCTATATCCACAACAACCGCTACGTTCAAAGTGTATGCGATATTGAATGTCGCGCCTGACCCACCATTTGTAGCTACCACTGATACCGGATTGGATGGCACTTCATCGTACAGCGACGTGTGTTTGATAGCTATCTGAGTGATGGCTCCTGCACCGTTGACTGCTACAACAAGGAGTTCAGTGTTAGTGTAATTGACTCCAACACAAATAGGCTGCGAACCAATCGAACAGTCCTGACCATAGACAACAGCATCAAGGGTGATCTCATTCCAATTTCCCTGAATACTTGTTTCTGTCGTTGGTGCTGGTGGGGTGTAGCAAATAGGGTTTGACGCGATGGACGCATCGTCGTAGGGGATTTCTGGAATCTGTACGGTGAATACATCAAGCCAGAAACTACGGAAGCTGTTGAGCGTTGAAGCAATCGAAAACCCTGTGACCCCTACCGTCTGGTCTGTACTGTTGAGTACGTGGTTTTGTGTGAGCGTAAGGCTTTGAGAAGCAGCGGTAAGATTTACGGCAGCAGAAGCCGTGACCGAATTAAGCGTGAGCGAGAGAGCCTGAGAGTCAGCCGTGAGGTTTACGGCAGCAGAAGCCGTGACCGAATTAAGCGTGAGCGCAAGGGACTGAGAGCCTAGGAGAGCATCAACTTCTGTAGCAATAGCAACAGAATTAAGCGAGAGCGTGAGGCTCTGGGAGTCAAAGGTCGGTGGTTGGACTTCGACAATTACGCTGGAGAGCGTAGTAGCCAGACTCTGCGAGTCTAGCGCAGGGAGAACTGCATCAACAGAAAGAGAGACAGAGTTAAGAGTAAGTGCTAGATTCTGGCTCTGCAGTGCATAGTTAGCCGCTGCCTGAATGGTCAGGCTGTTAAGCGTCGTTACAAGATTTTGAGAAGAAGCAGCTGCATTAGCCGCAGCGGTAGCGGCAGCAGAATTGAGCGTGAGGGAGAGGGTCTGGGAGGTGAGGACTAAATACTGATCTTCACGGATGTCCGCAATGGGAGAATCAGCAATCGCAGAGAAGCCCAGCACCCCCAGACCCTACTTAGCTAGCCTGCGGACGGTTTGCGCTTAGAGAACAACCCCAAAGCTGCGAACAAAGCGGCACCTGCTTTGGCAATCGCCTCTGTCTGTTCAGGGTCAAGCTGTACGCCAATTAACGTGATGATTACGACAATCGCTCGCCAAGTGCTCGCCTCGCCTAAAGAAATTCCAATTTTATCTACTACTGCATTCATATATTTACCTCTTTTCTATCTCATATCTTCGCTAGCTGGAAGTGCATTCCATCCGGTTTAGACCATACTCCACCCCAATCAAAACCAGCATCGGTGAAGCACTTCACTAGTTCTGGAGACATAGTAGGCTTCTTGCCAAATCCATTCCATGCGGCATTGATGTCGATAGCAATACCCCAAGCGTGAAGAGACTGGCTCGACGCTCCGCGTTTCTTACGAATGTTGAAGCATCCATCCCACGTTTTTAGCTGAGAGATAAGATTTCGCTCTATGATGTTTTCAAATGCTTGGGTCAAAGGGGCGATCATGGCACTGTTGCAGTACAACTTCTTGGGGATCACTCCTATCTCAAGATGCGAAGGCACATCCCACAGCACCATATATTTGCCTTCATCCGCCCGCGTGTTAGGATCACCCCACTTTGCGAAGCATTGTCTTGATGTGACCATCTCTTACTCCTCTACTGGAGCTTCCTCGGCTGGGGGCACTTGGCCCTTGGCCTGCTCTTGGATTGCATTGATGAACCCGGCTACTTCAGCGAAAGGCTTGGTACCCAGATAGTTCAGGATAGCGTTCAGAAGTTCTACAGAAATTTCAATTTTAGGCTGCATAGTTGTCTATGAGTTGTTGTTAAAGGAGAGGGTAGTGTAGCAGGTTTTATTCTTCCGGCTCAACAGGCTCAACAGGCTCAACAGGAGGAACTAGGTTAGCCCCATCGTCACGAGCCATCGCTCTGTTAATGTAATCCGAGAACAAGGCTTGGTGTACCAGAGCTACCGGGATAGTTTCGCCCGTCAGTTCCAAGGTTTCTGGGTCGCGCAGTTCGATGATGCCGAGTGGGTCTACGGTGTAGCCCAGATTGCCGACAAATTGCTTGATCTGCTCATTGTTGAGGTTAATCACCTGCTCCTCGTCATACCGCACCGTCGCCGGTTGGTCCAGTGGGTTTAGGATCAGGATTTGGTAAGCGCGTTGCCATGCGACCCCGGATACGTCAGTTTCTTTGTAATCGGCCATTGTGGTTTCCTATTAAGCGAGTGTTATGTTTGCAACTCGGGTTGTCCCATCCGTTCCACGTACTGATATTCGTAAGTTTGTATTGCTGGTTAATGCAAATACCATCGTGCCATTTGTGCTTAATGATGGCGCAGTCCCGTTGACCGTTGAAATAAAATCCCCCGCCGCTGTCAGGGTCATGGCCGAGGTGAAGGTGGCTGTATTTCCTGCTGTACCGGAGGGAGCGTTGTACCAGAGGTGAGCACCACCGTTTTGGAGGTACAGCGTTGCAGGGGCACTTGTTTTATACGTCCATACAGAGCCTCCATTAGCACTATATACGTTTGTAACTAAATACGCCGCAGGCACAGACAAGTTGCCTAACAATGCCACGCCGTTAGCAAATTCAAGCGCACGACTTGTATTACCCCCCCAAGCACTCGGCGTTACCCCAATCCCCACGTTCCCACTGCTATTTACCACCAGCGCATTCGCTGTCGTGGGGTCGAGGCTGATGGCGCTGCCGATGGTGACTACGCCTGCCGTACTAATCCTGACCCGCTCACTGCCTCCGGTAAAAAATGTCATGGCGAGGAAGGTGCCTGTGCCGGTTCGCGTGGAATCTATTTTGAAATCCCCACCTGCCGTATCAACACGAATTAGACCTCTCGAAGTGTTTGTCGGGTCAGAATTCGAATAGCAATCAAAACCCGCGTTAGTAGCGGTTCCATTGGGGAAAACTGTTATTTGTGTGTTGCCATTTGTCGTACTGCTCTGAAACGCAACTCGATTAGCAACCGTCGCATTACTAAAATCGCCAGTGATGCGATTGCCTGTGCCTGAGAAAACAAGGTTAGTGCCGACAGTCGTCGTGCTGGAAGATGAAAGCGTGGTGAAGTTACCCGCCGCAGGGGATGAGCCACCGATAGCGGGAGGTGAGGCGAGATACGTACTAAAGCCTGTACCGGACACGGTAGAACTTGCACTTAAAGTGGTGAATGCGCCTGCGGCTGCTGTGAGATTACCGATAGTAATGCCGTTAAGCGTCTGGGTCCAAGCGGGGTTGGTGCCGTCTGTGGTGAGGACTTTTCCGCTGTTGCTATCCTGATCCGGTACGAGGGAGCGCGTGGGCGCGGAGCAAAATACTCGTTTAGTACCGGAAGAAAAGTTGACTAGCGCACCGCTATTAGATGAGGCAATGACCGTAGTACGAGATAGCGTACCTGTAGTAACCAGTGTACCTATGCCGATTTCCCACTCGCCAACGCCATTATCTACAGTATAAAACAGCGAGGCACCTGTGGAGAAACCAGAGGCAAAAGTTATATAGCCAGTAACGGCTCCAGATAGAGTGAGAGTACCCGTGCCACCCGTGGTGGTTGTCTCTTGTACACGGTTTTGCATCTGTGGCATGGTGTCTATCCTCTATGGATTAGCAAATGTGAAATACTTTAACTCGGCGGCCCTACGTGCGGCAACTGCGTCATTGAAATCTGTAAATGTCCCTAGAAACACTTTTTTATGGTTTATGCCTATCTGGACTTGCCATCGTTGCATCTTGGTGTGCCACATCACTCCAACAACGCCTGACTTATTATTCTTAGCTATGGATTGATTTTGAGCATTATCAGAATGATTATTTGGGGCTAACCTAAGATTTGCTAACCTATTATCCGCTCTGTCTTTATTTATATGATCTATTTGGCACTTGGGCATATACCCGTATGCTAGCAACCATACCAACCTGTGTTCTGTTCTACGTTTCCCAAAAACTGTTATGTATCTATGCCCTGTTTTTCCAGTTGTGCCAGCTCGCCTGCCCGGTTTAACCCATCGCCTTTGAACCTTCCACGTCACTTCCCCGGTTAGGGGGTCGTAGCTAAACATTTGCATCGCTTCTTCATAGCTAATATACTGCTCAAACATCTTCAATCTCCTCTTCAGATTGGTGGTGTAGCACTTCGGGGCGGTTCCCGCCGCCCCTTGTGCGCTTAGGTTAGTTTAACAATATTATTGCAGTGGTGCTCGTCGCGGCAGGGAAAGTGACCGTGAAATTGCCATTCGTGCTTGAATAGGTTGCCCCAAAGCTCAGAATGGCTACAGCCTTGTTTCCCTGCGAAGAGTTGTAAATCAAAGCCCCGGCAGCTGAAATTGTCGCTGCAGACCACGTTACATCATTAAAGTCAAGATAAGCGGTGGTGCCAGAGAGTGATACACCCACATTAGCCAACGTCTCACCACCCGGAGTGTACCCCGTACCAGAAGATTCTCCCGAAGTCGTATAGACCGTAGTGGCTGAATCCAGATTGGCTGAGGAGGTATAGAGCGCGATCTTGAAAGTGTCTCCACCCGAAGCGGCGAAGTCATGTAACCCTTCAAGGACTTGTTGTTTGAACGTGGAAGCGAGAGCCTGTGTGATAGCCATTACTATACCTCTTCAGAAATTTCAAGATCATACTCAACAGAATCGGCAGTGACCGTCACACTGTTGAGCGTAAATTCAGGTTGTGGAATGTTGTAGTCCACTTCTTTTGCTTCTTCGTTCATTGTACAGGTTGTCTCACTTGTTCGGTTCTGAAATTGTCTTCCCTGTTTTTGCCATCTCCAAGTTGTTTCAGCAACATCATGGCTTCATCGTACTTGGTCTGGTAGTTCTGCGTCATATCCGCTTCACCTTTAAGGAATACGGAGGCTTCAACCAGCGCGCCCCAGAGCAGCACAGAAGGATAATTCTGCCCCAACCAGCTGGTGCCCGCATCGACAATTGAAGGAGGAGCCGCGTAATAATGAAGCTCCATAACGTAGTTCGTGTCAGGTGTCGGGCCTAGGATAAATGCCGTAGAGCTAAAAAGTCCGTAGTATTTTGGCATTCCAACAGCGGTAGGGAAGGGGTAGGCTTCACGAATGAAATTCACATCTTTCTGCAGAAGGTACTCGTAGTTACCGTTAGCATTCACAACAGCCATAGAAAACACAGACAAAAAGTCTGTCGGCATATTCAAATACTGGAATAGCTGTGTTGCCTCGCCTGTGACGTTTCTTCTGAAGGCCGGTAGCTGTACCGTGTTATTGACCAACAACTCCGTATTACGAACAAAGTTAGGGATGTTCGCATTGAATGTGGGTTCATCGACTTCAGAATAATTCTGAATCGCTGTGTAGAGTTGTTGGTATGTGAGGCTCATTTAACGCTTACCGTTAACCAAATTTTGCAGAAGACTTAGTGCCTTTCGTAGCCGCTCCCGTGCCTCGGGTCTTGACGGTTTGAGTGTTCGGCGGGGTATTAGGATAGCCGTTGCCTTCAGGGGTGCTGATTTTTTTAATGCCAGCATATTCGGCTGATCCTTCTTTGTGTTCGGCAATGCCGCCTGTTCTACGAGTGCTCATTACTTACTCCGTTGATTGGCTACACGAGCCATATTACGACCCTTGGCTTTCATTTCACCCGTGGTTACGCCACTACGCTTCAGTCCTTTCATAGATTTCTGCTTGTCGTGCTTCTTGTCCATGCTGGACTTTTCCCACTCTTTGTAACCCATCTTGTGCTTTTTTGCCAATTTTTTATCCTCGCGGATATCTTCAGCAGAACCTTCAAACTTAGCCATTGCTTTTACCTCTGTGGTTTAGCTAATTGTAACAAAAACATCGTTCAACGTAAAATCTGCCTGCTGCGATCCTACGGGATTCCAGCCAAACAAACCTCTGGACGCATTCAAATTGGTATCCGGTCTTGGATTACGCAGTGCTTGAGGATCATCAACAGGATACGTGCCGACCCAAAGCTGCGGTTGATCGGGGCTCCAGTCCGTAGGGCACGCCAATAGATTGATGACTTTGCCCTTGATAATGACGGGTTTAAGCTTGCCTAGCGGATAACGAAAACCGCAAAAATCGCAGAAACCAAAGGCTTTTTTACCCGTTGCAAAACGGTTAGCCACTTACCAACCCCTGCTACCAATATAGCCAGAATAGGGGACGAACCGTATAGGAGCCTTATCCCTGTCTTCATCCGAAGCCGCTTGCCACGCTTCATCATACATCTGCTTGAGCATAGGAATACGATCTATACTTTCAGGAGTCTTCAATGCAACATGATAGGCTAACCCTGCAATCAAGGCCGGAACAAACCTGAAGGGCACATCCATCGTCAAAGTGCCGGAGTTCCCCGCATCATCGAGTCTACGGAGTCTCCAGTACACTAGCGTGTAAGAGTCGTTGTTTGCAGCAGGCCAAATCTTGATGTTCGGAACAGGTGCTTGTCGATCTACATATATTTGAATGGGCCTGCCTGTCGTGAGCTTATTAGGTAGGGTTGCATAGGTTGGGAGCGCTATACGTGTGATCTGAAGATCGACCTGCGTAGCTGTGTTGCCGGGGTTCTGCCGTATGACGTGCTCAATAAGGTCTACCGTATCGGCAGGGAGAGGGTACTGCACTGTGCCTTGAGTCAAAGGAATAACGCCTTGCTCTACCGTCCAGAGATTGATACCCCGATTAGCCCACTCAGCCATCATGATATTGAGGCTACGCCTTGCTGTTTTCAGCTGGTAGCCCGTGCGAATCTCTACGCCCGCACGCTCGTAAGCCTCTTCGATAATCTCGGCTACGTCAGGATTCCAAACCGCTGTACCTGAAGTGGTCATTTTTGCCTAGCCGCTCTTAAGTTATCAACGAGATTCGGGTAAGGTCGCCCTGCTTTCTTCGCTGCAGCTTTAGCTGAGGCTTTCTTGGCAGAACTTAGCTTCTTTGGTTTGCCTAGCCCTTTAGGGCGCTCCTTATCCCAAATTTCTTTAGCCATTAGGTTTGACCGTTGTTCTTAATCAACAGGATATTGAAGTACGAACTGACCGAGTTGTTTGCCGCTGCACCTATCGCTGTGGCCCCGACGCAATTCTTTTCAGGGATTCTGTAAGGAAGCTCAAACAGGTAATCTGCCGTACCATTGTTGACGGCTGTCACGGCACCCACGCGAAGGATGTTATCAGGCCCATGCTGCTTCAAAAACCCAGTAACGGAGGAGTTACCAGATGCCTGCCCAGCAGAAAAAAGCCCCTGTAGCATGTATCCTGTGTACCCTGCTGGAACGCAATAATGACCCGTAGTGCGGTTGTTGAACCCTGTTGCAATAATATCATACAGCACGGCTGGAACACCCGAAGTGACTGTACCTGTACCTACGTTGATATCCCCAGCATTTGCGCCGCCAGACCCAACAGAGATTACATATAATTGGTTCACATAGAGATAGCTGTTGGTCGTGTTTACCGCTGTCTGCCCGTTTAGGATTACAGATTCGCTTTTCTCGTTGTAGTCGCCGTCGATCCCGACGAGCATTACCGTTCTTGCCCCCGTACCCGCAGACGCATCGTCCGCACTAGATGAGCTAACTTTAAGCACTGAGGCGGCTGTTGGATGAGGAACCGTGCCCCCATTAGGCCATACAGACTCTTCAGTGGTGTCTACATCCGGGTTGTACCCAAAGACAATAACAGGCGAGTGCATCGTGATCTGCCCACGAGAGACCTGTATATGAAATGGCTCGTATTTGCCCAGACGACTGACGGAAGAAACTACACTGGTATTTGCCATGATTTTTTACTCAACAATTCCAAGCCCGCAGGCTTTTGTTAATTCTGCTATTCGGGTCTTTAGCGGTTTTAGCGGAGGTGTTAGCCTTCTTCATACCTGTCATTCTCGCACAAAATGACTTCCTTCTGCCCGCATCTTCTTTGGTTTTGGGTTTGGGTGCAGGGGGTTTCAAACCCGGTTTACCGGGATTTGCCTTGTTATAGGAGGCTCTGCCCTTGGCATTAAGCCCACCCTTTTCATCCTTCCCTTCCTTCCGAGTCCACGCCGCAGACTTAGCCATTACCTTCTACCACGAAGCATTTGCATGGTCGGCCTACCTTGCATCTGTGGCCTTTGCAGTGGCATAGCATTCGGATTGCCTTGTACCTGTGGCATTGGCATGGGTCTTGGCATTGGACGCGGCATGGGTTGTGGCTGCGCTTGTATCGGGCCTTGAGGCATTACACCCCCTGTCCGTGGCTGATCCAGCGGTTGGGAACTTCCTACACTGATCGGACCCTGTGGTGCACTGTTCACCTGAGTCTGCTGAGAAGCCATCTGCTGTTGCATAGCCGCTTGTATTTGCGCCATCATTTCTGGTGACATTTGCGGTTGTTGCGGAGCGGAGGGCTGACCTTGCGGAGGCATAGGAAAAGGCTGAGACACTTGTGGACCTTGTGGCATTGCACCGCCCGTTTGAGGAGCAGGACCGGCGTAAGCTGGAAGCGTCGATATAGGCCCAGTGCTAGGAGCAGGCATTGGCCTAGCCATACCAAACTGCTGAGGCATGCCCTTACCGGGTGCGGCTACGTTAGCTCCCGGCATCTGAGAAGGGGCTCCAGCCATACCTTGTCGGTAATTCTGCAGCATGCCTTGATACTGTTGAAGATTACCACCTACTGCGGGTCTGCCCCCGCCGCCTTGTGCTCCGCCTGCCATGACTTATACCATCTTCCCTTTGGTATGGCCTTTCTTGATGCAGCCATCAACCTTGCCACCCTTATAGTATCCCGCGCCGGGGAATGGACCGGCAGATTCTGCAGAACCTACGTTCATCAAATCCATCTTGGACTTGGCTTTGCTCTTGTTCTTCAGCATGCCCTTACGAACTTCTTTGCCTTTTTTCATTCCGCATTTCATATCATCACCTGTCGCTTTACGTTGTATTGAGGAAATCCCTCGTGAGGGCATAGTCATTGCTTGTCTGCCTTACCGTCTAACTTGTCCATGATGCGCTGGAACATGGTTTCTATCTTAGCCATTTCGATGTGATAGTCATCCTTACGCACGTACTCTTTATGTAGAGTGGTGTTGAGGTCTTTCATATCATCTTTAAGGTCTTTGATAGCGTCCCATACAATCTTGAACAGCCAGCCGAAGAAGGCGCTAACTATCGCTATCGCCGCATCTATAAAGTTCTGCCACTCCATAGCGCCTGATCCTTACGGAGTTGCGGGGTCTTCAGCACCGTTAGATGCCTTCTGAGCATACATAATCGTCACTCTCGCTGCGCCCGTAGCCGCACTGCCTGCAGTGGTAGCAATCACAGGAACATCAGAAGTACCGACATTGATGAAAGTCAGAGGCTGATAAGTAGAGGACAGGTCGTTGCGGCCTGCGGTGGTGATGGTGGTCTGGGTTACAAACTCGTCATCATTGGAAGAAGTACCAATCTTCAGCGTAGTCGCTGAGTTAAATACCGTAGTGGTGTCTACGATGATATCAAGAATCTGTGAACCGGCTGGAAGAACAGCAACGGTAGTAGCACCTGCAGCAGCAGGAAGGGCTTCAGTCTGGACAAGAACGGCTATGCCGCAGTTTTCGCCCGTACCATAACGAACAGTACCAGAGCGGATCGGCCCGGAAAAAGTCGAAAAACTCATTGAGATTACCTCGTGCACTTGGGCCTGACGTTGTGTGCGGTATCTGCTGGGTCAGTCGCTCAGGCAGTTAGAAATCCCAGATTTAAGAGACTTATATTATGTTTTTGGGGTGGTGTCAAGCAAAAGAAACGGGGGCCGAAGCCCCCGTCATGATAACACTTACGCAGTGTTATACCTTAACCAGCGGAACCGAACATTGACAGCGGGTCACTAAAGCCGAAAGCGTAGCGCTCTCTCGCTTTGTAGCGTGCGTTGCCGGTATCGAAGTCTCCATCCATTGATGTGCTCAGAGCAGCACGGACAAAATGCTTCAGGCCATTCGGCACGTCGGTCTGCAAGAACCAAGCATTGGTGTCAGTCAAGAAGTGGTTAACTGCCCAACCGCCCGGAATGGAGCCGTTGTTCACGATGGCATTCACATCATTATCAGTGGTGCCTACGCGAAGCTGGGTTTCCAACAGACGGGTAGCTACGAACTGCAGGGCCGGAGGAATGATGAGCTTCTTCGGCTTAGCTGCAATCAGCAGTCCGCGTTCGTCAGTCCACAGGCTGATCTGGATAACGGCATTCTCAAGAGAGGTTTCGTTCAGATCAGTCGGGGTAGACGGTACGTTAGAAATGGTAGACCCGCTTACCAGAGGATGAGCATTGCTAAACAGAGATACACCATCACCACCAGCGTAGTTAGAGTTGAAGCCATTGTTCAGAACAGAGGCACCCTTAACTTCCTTGGTGTAGGCCATAGCACGAGCCAGAGCCTTGGTATAACGAGCAGACAGTGAGTCATACAGGTTATCTTCAATCGCTTCTTCGGTCAGGGAGAAGCCCAGAGCAATGGTTTCGTGGGTATAGCGAGTGGACCAAGCTTCCTGTGCGGTGTCGTATGCGATAGCAGAACCTTCGTTCTTAACCGGAGCAGCACCAAAACCAGACAGCTTCTGTTCTTCTTCAAAAGAACGCTCGGAACTCTCGATTTCAAACAGTTCTTTCCATTCCTCACCGTAACGGTCATATTCCAGACCGAAGAGGGCGTTAAGCCCCGGCAAGAGTTCTTTAAGTAGTTGAGCGCGTGAAATAGCAGCCATTGATTATTACTCCTTAAACGCCAGTAGGGTTACGGTACTGATGACCACCAGCTACTGCCGCAGTGACAGTGAACGGAGAGGTAGCCAACTGAGAGATAGAGGTGTACGGAGCATTGAATGCCACAACAGCCTCACAGAAAGTACCATCAGACAGAGCCGTTTCTTTGATCGTATCGACAATGCGGAACGGCAAAGAATTGGTCGTGCCAAGAGTATTTTTATCAATAGCCAGAGTGCTATTGCCGGTTGCGGTGTTTACACCATCTGCCCAAATGCCGGTGTCGGCCTTCAGGTAGTAACCAACATTTTCACCGATATTGGCCAGAGTCAGACCACTTGAAGCCACAACAACAGCGCTGTTGTTGACAACGGCGACCTTCATCAGAATATCGGGATCGTCAGCAATAATTGCTACTGCATCAGAAGCCACGGTTCCAGAAGGCCAATACTGCTTAAAGACCTTGTACTTCAGAGTCGGGTCAGTGTAAGAACAACCCAAGAAGATACCGACCGGACGGATCGGGAAGGTACTCGCTGCACCCGTAGAAGAATCTACACGGTTGATATAGCCAGTAGAGATGATGGAGACGGTATCACCGAAACCAATGTTTTTAGCATAGCTAGAGGCAATCGGCAAAGACCGAGTTGCACCAGCGTATACTTGCCCGCCGACCAGATTGATCGGCAAAAGCCCATAAGGGCCACCAACAGCAGGATAAGCCATAATTAACTCCTAAAAGTTTACTGTGCGGCCCTAACTTTACTTAGGCACCGCGACCAAAAGACACTTTAGATTGCTTCTCGGAAAAGAGAGGCATCCTAGGATCACTTTCACGCAGGAAGTTGTTGTCAACCGACTGCATATCGGATCGGGTCCGGTTTTCATAGTACGCTTTACGCGCTGCGGCGTTTTCCGCCGTTGTCTTACACAGAACCAATCCGCCAATTTCTATCAGTCCAGTAGCTTGTAGCCCAAAAGCTACAAGGTCATTCGCAAATTCTTGATGATCTTCTGCCTTACAGGGTTCCCATCCTTCGCGTCTGGCTTGCGCCATATTGCGATGGTCCGCTTCACCCATCATTGATGCGCGTTTCCAATGGAATACATATCCGTCTTGCGGTTCAGGCACAGGGAGGTCCGAAGCAGGTTTCCAAGAAACCTGACGCATTTCATTTTCCCGTGTTTCCATTGAGCGTGGGGGTCTTCCAACTGGATTAGGCATTGTTCATCTCCTTTGCTGCATACTTGGCATAAGTTTCTAAAGGTACACCAAGACGTTTTGCGATTGCCACTTGACTGGCGGTTAGCGTCACTTTCTTGCTGCCAGTGCTTCTGGAAGCGGGAGCCACAGCTGACGATTTCCGTGACTTTTGGAAGTTTTGCGGGAAAACTTCTCGGATGCGGTTGTCGATCTTCTGATAATACTCATCGGAAGTCGGATCAATACCGTTGTTTACAAGTTTCTGATGCAGCCCATAGGCGAATGAGGTCATTTCCTCATCCTTACCGAACCAAGGGTTGCGTGACGCCCAATCTTCTGCGCGGGAATCACGAGGTGCCGGTGCGGGTTGCTCATAATACTGTTGTTCGGGTTGACTATATACAGTATTGTTTTGCTGTTGTAAAGAGGCTTGTTGGACTGCACTAGATATCTGGTTTTGAAGCTGCGCTTTTTGAATAGCCGTATCATTCAGTTCTCTCTGCGCTTCCAAGACTCCATCGGTGTCGCCTGTTTCGTAGGCTTTGCGATATTTGTCCTCTGCCAGCTTCTGAGCGTAGTCAATCTTGGCTTCAGCTTCACGGGCGTATTCTTGCTGGCCCCAGCTAAGCGTCTGCTTCAACCTTTCATTTTCTTCATAGACAGTCCGGGCAAGGCGGATAGCTTCTTCATTCTGCCTAACCAACACTTCTTTCGCTCTACGCTCGTCGTGGTAGCGATGATTCAACTGATTGATGCGTTTCTGCACCTTCTCAGAATAATTCTCTAGCTCGTCCTCCTGTTCGTCCTTCTCCGCTTTAAGCGGCTCTCGGCCTTTGTCTTCTTCAGGAGTATCATCAACAATTTCAACTTCCACCTCTGGAAGTTCCGTACCTACTTCAAGATCATCACCAATTTTTTCTGTTTGCATAGTCTGTGTCCTATGTTTAGTAAGCGCGGTTTATTCCGCGAGGATCGGCCACAACGCCTTCCACCATATCGTCATTTACCATGACAAATTCTTTCCCATTTACGCTGAATCGAGAACCGCGATAAGCCCCGATCAACACAAAATCACCTTCTTTACACCACGGCCCTGTTGGGAATTTTTCCTTATCTGCGTAAGCCATGTCCCCTACTTTAAGCACAAAACCGACTACGGCTCCTGCTTCTTCCCGGCGAAGAAAGTCTTTAGGCTTGAGAATACCCCCTTCCGTCTTTTCTTCGATTTCAGGCTTAACGACGAGGATTTTGTACCCCACAGGGTCTGGTAGTTGCGTTGCCAGATGTTCACTTGTTTCCTTGGTTTTCTCAACGTCGATGTTAGCGGCAGATAGTGCTGCGTTTTCCATTACAGTTCCTCTTGATATTTAAGCAGGTCTTTCAGTCTCTCATTGGCCGTGGCTAGACCCGTAATCACCCCGGCTATATGCTGATACTCAGCATAATCTTTAGCATGACCTCTTGCCAGCGCGTTCTTGCGCGATTCGATCATGTCATCAAACTCCTTGATAGCTAGCTCTAGCGCGTTCATTTAGGCTCCTTTTTTGGTTGTGCTGTACGTTGCGCTTCGCCTTGTGCAGTATTAAACGCTCTATCTCTTTCCTTTTCTTCTGCGCCAAAGGCTCTGTCGTCTGCCTTTTCTCCTGCGCCATAAACTTTCTCAGCGACTTTAAGCCCGACATCCACACTCTTCATGGCACTGGCTGATTTGTCCTTTTCGCCCTGAATCATGAGTTTGTTCTCATTATTCATCATGGCTATCTGCATTTCGTTTTGTAGCTTAGCCATCTCAATCTGATACTTCTGCTGTACCTCTTGCTGTTTAAGCTGAAGCTCTTGCATCTGCATCTGAATGATGGGGTCTTGCGCTTGCTGTTGAGCAATCTGCGCCTGCGATTCTGCCTGATTCCGTTGAAGCGCCTGTGTTGCCGCTTGCGCGGAGATAACACTGAGTTGCCTTTCCGTTTCTGCATCCATTTTCTGCTCTGGATCAGGCAGGGGCATACCCAACTGTGCTTCTACTTCTCTTCTATACTGGAAGGCAAGATGCTCCATGATATGCGCTTGTGCAGCTTGCATGATGGCTTGCGCTTGTGGGTTTTGTCCGATTGCCTGTGCAATCTTAGGGTCTTGCATGGCTGATTGATGTACAGCCAAATGAGCGGCGTGATCCTGTTCAATAAAGGCTTTTACCGGCTCCTGATTCATGATGTCCATGTTCTCAGTCACAGGATCGGTAGGCACCAAATCATCGTCCGTTTTAACGATCTTATCCGCGTCTTTTATCCCCATCACCTCCAGCATTTGTCTGTGGAGAACGGGTAGATCATAAATCTGTGGTGATTGCTGCGCCAACTGAATCGCTGCCTGATACTGAATAATCCTCTGCGCCATTGTCGCCGCGTTCGGGTCAGAGACAGGTAAGACCTCAACAACTTCATAGTCCGCTTTCTTCGCTTCTGGCCCTACACCATAGTCAGGATTGTACTCATACGTCGGTGCGGTGTACTCCTTAATAAGATGAGCAATGAGTTTGAACTCCTGCGCCATCGCATAGTGGACACGCGCCTGTACTGCACTCATGACCTTGAGCGTCCGCTCCAAAATAGCCAGTGTCGTACCGACCGGAGCCTCTCCGCTCATGGAGTCAAACTTTACGTCAGCTACCGCTGCCAGCCTGCGGCCCTCTTCGACTACGTTCTGGAGCAGTTGGAACAGCGTAGCGGAAGGCTCCTTATAGGGCAGCGGCATAATGTTATCCCGCACAGTCCCACTCGCTACGTCTACATCTCTCCATTCACCCGGCATGATGGGAGTATCATCACCTTTAACCCGCATTCCCTTGGTCTTGAGTCCCCCGGGGAGGTTGGATAGCGTACCTGCGTCGATTAGCTGACGGACAATACTGGTGGCGCTCTTCGCAAACCCACCGACCAAGTGAATCAGACCATAGCCATAGGCTCCAAAGCCCGGTATATAGGTGTATTGCACGAAGTGCTGTTTAGCCCGCTTCAGAGGGTCATATTCGTCCCAATTACGGCGAATTGAGAGGATTTTCTGGGTACTTTTCTCTACCGTAACGACAAAAGGTAGGGCAATTCCCGTCTCTTCCTCGGTTTCTGGGTCGATATCTTCAAACCCTTCTAAGTCGAGTTCGGTGTGAATCTCTAAAAGCCTAAATCTATCGTCGTTAATCGCACTGAATCCGTCTGCCTCATCCTTTCGAGACTGAATTTCATCTAAATCTTTGCTTGGCTCTCCAAGGTCTACGTCTCTATAGAACCCTGCATACTGCAGTTTTCTGACTTCGTTCTCGGTTTTACGCATCAAGTGCGTGACTCGTGGCGCAGTTCGCGCATCACTGGCCCCATAGGGGATGTACAAGTCTTCTGCCGGTACAAACATACTGACTTGTCTATTGAGGGAGGGGTCGAAGTAGACCTTTTTGAACGCAGCACCAGCAAGGGAGAGACTCCACAGCATCTTTTCGTGCTCTGGTCGAAACTCCTGCATCTTTTCAGTCAGCTGGTAATTCATATCCTCTGCAACGCGGGCAGCGGCCTCCTCATTCTCTCGCGTCTCTTTCCCCACAATCTTGGTCTTTACCGGACCCTGTGCAGGAAAGGTTTCTGCAATCATCTCAGCTTGGAATTTAATCGCCGCTTCCGTCAACATCGGGTGATACACCCCACAGGCACCATTCCAAGGCTCTGTTCTCTCTTCCAACTGCAGACCCAACAAATCTAGCCCATCTACATAGGT